GCAAAGTATTCCACAATCGGTGCTTGTGCTTTCACTGTGCCACCTAAGTCTTGCACATCATTAGTATAAGTCGGGCAGTGATCTTTCAGCTTCTCAAACGTTTCACGTTTAATCAACATAAATCCTGTACCACCATTCCAAATCTCTACAGGTTCATTCAGTGGCACCACCACTTCGCCTTTATAATCCACAAGGTTGACTACAAATGCGCCTGTATAATATTTCAGATTCTCTTGCGGGACATTGCTCTCAATCGCTTTAGACAATGATCCGTAATTGATTTCTTTCTTAGGATAGATACCACAGATAATTTCTTTATCAGCCTCAATCATTGGAATGACATCCGCAGGATTAAAGCGTATGTCTGCATCAATAAACAATAAGTGTGTGCATTCTGTATTCAGAAAAGCGTGTGTTAAAGCGTTTCTTGCGCGTGTAATTAAAGATTCATTAAACATAAAACTAAACGTAGTATCGATGTTTGCTGCGTTTAAAGTCTTTTGTAGAACTAAAATAGATTGTGTGTAGTAGCCAAAACACTGACCGCCATACATAGGACTGGCTATAAATATATGATGTTTCATGGTATCCCCTTTTAAATAAGTGGGAGATGCTCAGATCGTGATCTCCCGGTCACGTTAACTAACGGCTGGTTGGAGGTCCACCAGCTCTCCATCTGAACTTGGAGGGGTCTTGTAGATTTCAATCGTGACTAAACAGCCACCATTTTTAATCATCGGTCCACGCTCAATGGTGAGCTTTTGAACCTGTTTATCATCATTGATAATCCCCGCATCTTGAATAGAATCTAAGATGGCTTTCGAACAATTATCAATGTCCATTAATACTTTAGAACGAGGATGCAGTTTGATATAAATTTGCACAGGCTCAGCGCCTAGCTTTTTTATCTTATGTTCTAACATATAAATTCGCACTGCATCTTTAAACTCTCGTCCTCTTTTAGATATGAATCGTCTATGCCCTGAAGCGATCCAGTAATTGTTCACACTGGGTGGATAAGGTAGACGTAATACTATCATATTTAGAATGGTACATCATCTTCGAAATCATTAACATTGTTAATTTCTCTTGGATAACTATTGGCTCGTTCTTCCTGTTGCTTAAAACGATAAGTATCTTCAGTAAGAGTGAACATGGTTCCCTTGGCTGTTTGCCTTGTCCATGCACCAAACTTAATACTCTCGCCTTGTTGATAGCTTCTGGATAATACTATCTCGCCATTGTAATCAGGTTGGTTCTCACGTTGTTTTTTAAGATTGGATAAGAGACTTCCTTTACCCGGTTTGTGTACAAATTTATTATCAGCCATGGTTTTCTCCTCGAATTTCAGCTATTTTTTTAGTCATGGATACACGAACAACAGCATCCATTTTCTTTTTAATATATAAATTAACATCGTTTAAATCTTCTAATTTTTTGTAACGTTCCTCATCATCATACTTCGGACTGTTCCATAGCTTCCGATATAAATCAATGTAACCCTCAATCCATTCATCCCAAGTCTTATACATAGCATAAGGCTTGTCAGAATTTGGTAAGTTAAGTGGAATCAAATCATCAGAGTTATCCACAGGTTCTGTTTCTAACTCTTGTTTCAAGTTATCCACAACGACTTCCACATCACCCATGTTTTTTTCAACAGGATCGAAGTCTTGTATTTCCTCAGGCGTATAAGTACCAACTACGCATCCAGGATACACCGTGCGTATGCCCTCAGAAATAACTCTTGCTCTCAGCATCGCTCGAGGATACTTTTCCCATCCACTGCCTTGGCGAACCAAGCCTATCTTCTTCGCTTGATCGATCGTCCAAGACAATGTGATAGAACCACCCGATGGATGGGTGAATACACCTGTGACTTTATCGTCTGTATATTCTTTCCAATCCACCTTACCCCCAGCTAATTGAAACCGTGCCATCATCGCATCGGCTTTCAGTGATGGTCTGCCTTGTATAATGTGATAGTCTCTCGCCGCCATCGCTGGATGTAACCCTTCAGCTTGTGCCACTGCCATGAGCGCTAACACTTGTTCTTTGGTTTGCATTCCAAACAGTTTGGATTTAGCAATAGCATCAGCCATGCTTTCCATCTCTTGGAATGGAATGATATTAGTCATTTTTAATTACCCTCCATTTTTTTTCTTTCTTTTGTGTTTCAATAAATGCTTTGTGTCTTGTAAAATTACAAAGCTCAATCTTCCGTTCCGCAATGTCAAACTTTTGTAGCATCCATTGCAGTTGCATTCTCACTGAATGCGGAAAAAGTAATTTAGCTTTGGCAGAATATTGGTTGATGTTATTCATGCGTTCGCCCTTTTCAAAGTATATTTAGCAATGGATTTCTCTTCCCCACCACCAAGAATTTTCACATTTTGCGAAATGATCTGATAACCCTTTTGGCGTAGATCATAGATTCTTGCCGCTAATCGAAAACAGCCAAACATTTGCAATGCTTGCATGGCTGTAATACTTTTGTGTTTTTTTAAATAGCTTAAGATTTGCTCATTTTGACTTGCACTCATTGTTATCCCCTTTAGTTATTTCACCAAAAATCTTCGTGATCCAGCTTGTTCTACAACAAACTGTTCATAAAGATCTGGTTGTGATTGTTTAAATAAATCTGAACTAAACCGTCTACTGGGTTTGCTCGATTTCCATGTTACTAATGTTTCACCGCTGATAGTAATAATTTCAGAGTAATTTTGCATACTCCCCCTAATAGCAGTTTCAAGATCGTCAGCGCTCCGTTCATATTGTTTAATTTGCTCCTTAATTTGTTTAAGTTGTTGAATAGCCACTTCCATCGCTTGTGTCGCGATTATGGACTGCCCATTGTCTTTTGGATAGACTAATTTAATCTCATCCAAAGTTTTAGGCTCAGGTAAAGTATTTGCCTTTACATGACCCCAATATTCAGCCATTTGCTTGATAAAATCTAATTTCTGATCGACAGAAAAAGTCAATTCAAAAGTCTGAAATTCTTGTCCACCAAATAACACAGCTAAGATGACTGTATCCACTCGATGCACGATACTTTCATGCAAACATTGTGCATAATCAGCCGGTGTCACCCTGTTGGTTTCAGGATCATACTTATTGCGTGAATTGATGTTGTAATTCTTTGCTTCGACCAAAGTCTTGCCATCAGCCGAAATAAAGTCAAAGTGCGATCGCAGCCATTCGTGTTCAGGATGCGTCAGCGCGTAATCAGCATCTTTCAACTCCATGCCGAGTTTTTCTTGCGCCAATTTCCCAATCACAGGTTGCATCACATGACCCATTTGCACTGCTTCAATCCCTGAGAGATCAGGTATATCGACTTTACCTTGTTTCTGCATGACCACCTCCACTGCCTTACCGTTATAAACTTGACGGCTATCAGTAGCCCACCATGCACTGTTTCTTATTTCAGGTAAAAAATCGTCCCTATCGTTAGCCATAGTTAACCTCCTAAAAACAGTTAGTCACAGTCCCACAGGTTGTGCAGGTAATCATCCTGCCATCAACGATGTAGGTTTGTGTCGTACAGGCGTATGCCTTAATTGATAATAAAACTAAAACAAAACCAATTGCAAATAATGCTTTTTTCATAAGATTCCCCTATAAAGTTAAAATGGTGGATTAGTTAATTCTTCATGGTAGTAATGTTTCATACTCTCAATGGGTTCAAATCTAATCCCTCTTGGTGTGCAGAAATTTTCTAATCGTGCTGTATAACAATCGCGATAAATAAATTGTCCGGTCACCAAGTCCTGTGTAGTGAATGCCTTGCATTTGTGCGTTGCTGACAATTCACCATAATCGTTGTCTGGTAGGTAATGAATGCAATCCTTGCATATTTTCTGTTTCATGATTATCCCCTTTAGTTATGTGTATATTAAGATTAAATGATTATTGATCTTCTGTCAAATCCCTATAATTAAATAATCGTTCCATCGCGTTTAAGTTTATAATTTTCTTCTCTTGATCGGTAGCACTCATCCACCCGTTAATATCTTCCAAAGTGCGACCACAGCCAATACAAAATGTCCCTTGATTGGTTTGCATTAATAAACATTCACTGACGCATGGACTTTCTACCATTGTTTAATCTCTTTCCAAATATTATTCACTTGTTTTAATAAATGCGACCCAATGCGTTTTAGAACTTTTCCCGCTTCTATGTCCATATAATGGCTTATAATCTGTTAATGCTAGAACTTCTTTTAATGGTATCTGTATTTCATTCCATTTAAAGATCAATGTTCCATTCGGTTTAAGCACTCTAAAACACTCTGCAAATCCTTTTCTTAAATCCTCTTTCCATGTATCTTTATCAAGCGTTCCATAACTAAAACCTATCACAGAATTTAAAGATAAACTCTTAACATGAGGTGGATCAAATATAATATGCCAAAATGTATTATCCCCGAAATCTAAACTTCTAAAATCTTGAATAACATCAGGATCAATTTCTTTTTTACCTACATTTTTTTTATATTGACTAACATCAAAATTGCCTTTTCTTACATCAGAAAAAACAACTCGGTTATCGTTTTTATCAAACCAAAACATTTTGCACCCGCAACATG